ACTAAGCACCTCATTACTACCCATGGATGAAAAGTCAATCTTTACATTTGATTCAATCGGAAGAGGGTCAAGTTTTAAATACCTTTCCAACTCTTTTGTTACTTTATAATCAACATCTTTATCCAAACAAGTGCATGAATCAACATCTCTTTGATTTGCGTTGAATAATTGATTGTAGATTTTATAACTTAAAATTCTATCCATCTTAGATGGGTTAATCTTCTTTTTCTCCACCCACGCATTAATGAGTTTATTGAACTCGTGCTTTTCTAATTTTGGTTCTATTTTTGCCATTCTATAATTCGTTTCGTTTTACATCAATAAAATAAATGATATTCTCTATCAAGTATGAGGTCAGGGATGTTAGTGCTGCCAATACAGGGTCAAGAAAGTAAAAAAGACCAATCCATAATCCTGCGCATTTAGCGCATATGAACGGCTTTCCTAACCATTCGGGCAGCTTGTCCAACACCCCCTGTTTAAGCTTCTGAAGAGGCTCAAACCAATGTGTAATAAGATTTGCAATAACTGCAATACCTAAGACTTCAATCATTTTGTAATTCTTTAAGGTATTCCATCACTACTTTTCTAATATATGATTTTACAGGGTTCTTTGGTAAACTCCACTTTACTTTTGTGGATAACCAATACCCTAACCAACCCAATCCAAAGATGATTGAGAGGATTCCTATGTATGCAAGTATTTTCATTTTGTGTAATAGTATTTCTTTGCTAATATTCTTACGACAGTGCTTTTGTTACACCCAATTTCTTCAGCTATACTTCTGAAGGTCGAACCATTTGCTTTTAGATACTTTATAGTAGCAATATCTTCATCAGTATATTTTCTATTAGCTATGCTGGTATTTTCAACTCGTGTAAGTAATCTCAAGTTTGATATATCATTATTTGTCTTATTAGCATCAATATGGTCTACTGTTAAGTCATCAAGAATAGGACCATTGAAAGCTTCCCATACAAATCGTTGAACAAGAAATCTAAACTTTACACCATTTTCCATTGCATCAAAAAAATGATACCCACTTTGATTAGTATTAGGATTAATAAAGCCCGAACCTCGTTTCTTCAATATACGACCATCTGAATGGACGGTATATCCTTTATATTGTCTTTCCATAACGTTCCCTTACTTTAGCAAATATCTCTTCCTTGACAGGTGTAATAGTTTCTGAAATAAACTTACGATTGATTTTATATTCTCTACCAATCTCTGAATAAGATTGACCACCAAGAATGTGTTCAATTGCGAGTGTCCTACTAAATACATTATATAAATCAAGTTGAGACCTGATATAATCAACGATTTCAGCTTTAATATCTTCTTCGATGTCATCCGCCAACACCCATTCTTGCACCTCACAAGTCTCGCTTTGAAACTTTTTGTATTTATACCAAAATGGGGATGTTGTTGATTTAAATTGTATTTGAGCTGATGATGTAAACCAATGCTGTATTTTATTCTTTGTAAGCAAATCCATTTGATATTCAATTGGTTTCTCTAATAATACTAATACTAAGTCATTTAACAAATCATCAGTATTTTGATGACCTTTTGTAACAGCCTTCACCTTTTTACGGATTTCTTTCCAATTTTGTTGTAAATAATCATTCATATTCACGTGTTCCTCCTAAATTTTATATTCTTTTGTTATATATAAATAGTTTATTTCGGTGTCAAACGTTAAGTTGTGTATGTAAAATCTTTTTTGTATATTAGTGATATGTAAAATCCAACATTATTTTTAGATATATAATGTATATAGAGAGAGCGAGATTCAGCCCTCAATCTCCTAAATTTACTTTTGGTTAGAGACCTCTACCTTCCGACTGTTCATCTTGGGTAGAGGTTCTCTTTTGCGCTATAATATTCCAAAACCGGTCTAAAAAGGTAGATTTGGAGAATTATAAGGCAAAAAAAACCCCCTCACTTAGGAGGGGTTCGTTAGTAAAGATAATAAATTATAGTCCTGTATAAAAGGTTTGGAAGTATGCGTAATTGTCAGCAATCTCACCAGCAGTCAAGGCTTTGTTTTTGTAAAAAACTAAAGCTCCTAATTGTAAATCTTGAGTTGACCTATTTCTATCATTTCTACCAAATCTATGTAAGTCCATTACATCAGTTCCACAATTCAAAGTAGGTGAAAATGCAGTAGAATATTTTTCAACATCATTTAGATAAACTTTCCAATTCGTTCCTGACCAAACACCTGAAATCATCCACCACTTATCCCTCATATTAGAACCTTGGTTTAAAACCGCTGGTTCTCTGTCAACATTTTCTAATATAACAGTTGGTCTCCAATTGGTGTTGGTATTATTACCAGCAACCCAAAAAAGCATATCATAGTAACCATTTGCCGTGCTAACTGAAAACAAAGGACCGGTATTGGTGGCGGCGCCCGCATCATAAGGTGGAGCTCCCCATTGTTGAATACAACAAAAAGAAAATGATGAAACAGCGCCTAATTGTAAATTTGTTGAAACATAATTAGTATCATAGTTTGAAACATTACTATTATCTAAAAACCAATAATTACCATCAGCATCAGTATTGTGTGTTATACCTGTATTAGTTTCAGCACTTTCAACTCCTGTATTACCATTACCCGTTGTATCGGTCCAAACTCCTTGAGCAGTAGTTGATTCTGCTTCATAAGCAAAAGTTGCACCAGCAACTCCACCGAATTTAAATCCAGAAGGTGCAAAAAATCCTACGGGTGTAAACATATTAGTCCTTTTTCTTTTTAAACCAATCAACTAAACGAGTCACATTTAGTAGTAAGCCTGTTAATATTAATAATATGGTCAACTCTGATTGAAAACTCATCAATGAAGCCATTATACCACCCATAGTGGTTATGTTTGCTACTGAATCTTTTACTTCCATATTATTCCTTATTTAAAGTCAGCCAAGCCCGTTGCAAATAACCTACTACCATCTGAAACCATTGTTACAATATCAACTCCGTTTGATAAGGTAGGTTTAGTTCCACCTGCAAACTTGAATGATGTTCCATAAGTAGCAGCCAAAGAACCTGAATTGATAACTAAGGTATAGGTTGTTCCACTCTTAATGTTAGAGGGGTTTGCAATGTGGGTTGCGGAAGTAAGGGTAAGAACACAAAAGTTTCCATTATCAAAATCAATTGATGATGTAGATGATGCGATTGAACCACTAAATACGGGTGAGAACATCTGACCATCAACTTGAAAGTTTCCAGCGGCAAATGATGAGGTTGTAGCAAAAGATGCTGATGTAGCACTTCCCGCGGTTGTAGCAAAAGTAGCAATTGATGCTGATGTAGCAATTGATGCTGATGTAGCCGTTGTAGCAAATGATGCTGAAACCGCAGTTACATTGGTAAGACCACTACCATTACCAATAAATCCAAGTGAAGAACTTACTTGACCAATTAGACTAATAGTAGATGCTCCATTAAACATAAATGTATCACCAATGTTGATTCCACGGACATCAGAAGCAACAGTACCATTACCTATAGCAATTGCGTATTGACCAGATGCTCTAGCATTTTTACCAATAGCAACATTTTGACCATTATTACCAGAGACAAGCACACCGCTTGCTCGTAAACCAATAGCAACACCTTCTTCACCAGCAGTAGCGTTTACACCAATGGCAACTACATTTGACCTATTAGAAGATACATTAGAACCTTGTCCAATTGCAATGGATGCGTTAGAGTTTGCTGAAATAGAACCACTACCGATATTGATGGCTCCATTAGCATTTGCTCCTACTTGAGCGTTAAAACCAATTGCTATAGAGGATGTTGAATTAGTAAATGAACTATTACCAATAGAGATACTTCCATTTGCGTTTGCTAAAGCTGGGGTAGTTGTAAGAGCAGATTGTAAAGAATCAACTCCATGTCCTAAAACCAAACCACTTGAAATACCTGTAAGGTTTGAACCATCACCAAGGTAAGTTGATGCGGATACGGGGCCTGTGATAGATACTTGTGAACCATTATCACTAATGTTAGAATCAACCAAGTGGTGACCACCCATTCCTTTTTGAATTACATTAGATGTTGGATATGAAGGTGTTCCGATAGTAGAGTATTCAGGTCCAAAAAGAACTACTCCATAGTTAGTAGAGTCAGAGCCGGTATACTGATAGAACCAATCATTGTATAATCCATCAAACAAAAATGATGCGGTTGATTCAGTAGAGCCCGTATCATAAACTTTGATACCTGCATATCTTGCGGCAGGAACTGAAGTATTTAGAATGATAAACTCTTCACCAATGATTACCGCAGAACCTGTGACTTGTTGAACATATGCAATACTTGCAGTTCCACTTACTGAAATGTTTACAAAGTCTTGTGTTCCACTAAAATTATTGTTTACATTTGTTCTTGCATAAGATGATGTAGCAGCAACTAATGAATCTACACGAGAAGTTTGTGTAGAGATATTACTTGTGTTGGTTGCAATATCCGTAGCAATTGATGCTGAAGTAGAGGTAAATGCTCCACTAATATTGGTTGCAATTTGAGCTGATGAAGAAAGAATGCCACTTGGTAAAGATGTCAAATAAGAAGATGTAGCCGCTACTAATGCGTTAACTACACTATTATTTGAACTTGTATAAGCATTAAAAGTTGAATTACCAACTTTACTAGCAACCGAAGCGTCATTTGAACTTGTGTAAGCGTTAAATTCAATTTTTGTTACAAGAGAAGATGTATCAATACTTCCACCTCCACCATTCAATGCAAATGAAGCAGTTAATGCAAAGTCTGCATATGATGCTGAACTGACTACGACTGAAATAAGACTGCCAGTTCCATTAACCAAGGTAGAACCACTTACTTGAACAAGTTGTTGGTAAGTATCCTGAATTGGTTCGTTTGTTAAATTAAATCCCATTGTGTATCCTTTTATTGTGGTAAATATTTGTATCTTGAATCCGTAAGTTTTATACCTAATCGTGCCATCGCTTCTGCGTAACCACTACGACCTACAAAAGGAGATTTGAATTGACTATTTTGGTCAGGTACGATTTCCATACCAGTTTCAGTTCCAAAAGCTGGAAAGAGTGTTTCATTGTCAATCAAATAACCAACTAATCTTTCCGAATACCATTCTGCTTTGTTTTTTACAGACTCTCTTTTCTTATCATAAATAGAACCATCAGCAGCATTTGCTTCGGCACCACCTTGAGGAATAAGTAATCCGTTGTTTCTTGGTCTCAACCAAATTGACTCAAGAGCTTCGTAATAAGCCCAATAAAGAAGAGAATCTTGAATGTAGTTCATCAAAGTAAGGTAGTTGCCAGTTACTTGATTGTTTTTCACCTTGTCAATCATGACAAGATATAGTTTGTTACCTAACATTCTTTGAATGTGAATGTCTTGACCTTCTCTAACCGCATTCTTTAATAAGTCTGGGTCAAGACCATTGTTTAGGTCAGAGAAATTCTTTAATTTGTTTTCGCTGATAAATAAGGTGTCTGTCATTATTGAATTCCCTCTACTTTGTTTTCTAATATTACTTCGTCAACCGTATCTACTTCTACTGAAGTAACTACTTCAGTTACTTGACCATCTTCAAATAGTTGAATTTGTTCAATACCAAGAGTTGTTTCAACTCCGTTTATTTTAAATATGCTCTCTAATGTCTTCAAAATGTCTGATTGCATCGGATATATCACTGTGGTCAAGAAGTGTTGGTAGGCGTCTAATAATTCAGTTCTACCACCAAGTTGGCCTTCGGTCTTGATACCCAGTAACATTGGTGATGTAATTCTATGACCTGTAAGAATCTTTTGAGTCACCATATCATTTACAGTTGTGTAGTATCCATCCGCACCATTTTGTGGGATTGGAGTGATTATGGGAGCTTGGTCTTTATTTGCGACATCCATATACATCAAAGAACCAGCGTTATCGGTTCCAGCATATGCCGCTCTCAACATTCTCTCAATCGCTTCTCTTTCTTCATCGTTAGCGTCAGTAAATGTTGTAATAGCAAGAGATGGTGCAAGACCATTCTTGAGGTTATTGGTGTGGAAGTTATCCACTTGAACATCTAACTCAATTGTCTTTATAGCACCCATGTAATCAGGCAAAGGATAGTAATCCAAGCCAGTAGAGTAAGGTTTAAAGTAAAAAACTTGAGATGGTGATGTTCTATCTACCTTTGAAAACTTCGGAAGGTAGGGAATATCTTTTTTGAAAGGAACGATTGATTTGTTTTTACCAAACCCATTCCAAACATAATAGCCAGGAACATTTCCTCTATGGTCAGCTTTATGAGCTCTGATGTATGAAAAATCAATATGGTATATTTCTGCAATTTTGGTTCTATCGTTAGACCAAATCAACTCAAGAGCAAATCCTCCATAGAGAACTCGGTCTAAAGCGATTTTGTTGAAGATGTCATTCCAAGTTTCACCTTCTTTGTTTGCAATGCTTAAAATAGATTCGTCAACGCCTGTAAGACCTTGACCAACAATTGCTTGATGTTTAGCATTGACACAAGTAGCGTGAACTGAAGATTTACGATATAATTCAATTAAGAGTTGTGGGAATTTATTGTCAACACCATAGTAGACAATATCTCCTTTATCATCTTCAAACATCATTCCATCGGGATACATATATTCCGCGTATTTTGGAATGATTGAAAACTTATGTTTTTTATTTTCCATATTCATTATCCGTTGTATACAACATAAGCTGCTATTTCATTAGTAGAAGTATAATTCGTTCTTCCAATACTCTCCGAAACCCACGCTCGTGATGTCCATATTCCGTTTCCAGTTGTATTACTACTTGGCACATATGACCAAATATTTTGTATTAATCCCCATAGTCGAGTTTCAGTTCCATAAATTGAAGGTGTTATAATTCCAGGTTGAAATACTTCGACTTCGTAAGTTCCACCTCTTAGGGGTAGGGTGGATACATTAACTCCAACAATATAAGATGAAGTTGAAACGTTAATTGGTAATTTTATCCAATTTCCGTAGTTAGAACCTGTAGCAGTTCCGGTGTATTGTTCTTGAGAGAATACATCAGTAAACCTATAAACGAACGAAGACCCATCAGCAAAAGAAGCTGTGGGTTGAATAACAAATGTATTTGATGATGATTCGTTTAATAATATCATTTATTCCCTCAATTGATAGTATAAGGGGGGATATTAATCCCCCCTTTTTACTAAATTATAGATGTTAACCTACGGTAATGCCTGAAAGGACAGCAGACAACGAAGAACCCGAAAGTTCTGACGCTGGCTCTGGCTCTTGACCTGTAAAGGTAAGAGTGTATCCGTTGAGGTCACCGAAAGCTGTTCCGGTCTGGCCTTGTCCACCACTCAATGACAATCCACGAGTTTGACCTAACAAGAAGAATACGCCAACACCATCTTCAGAACCATTGTTTGTTTCAACAATCATTCTAATATCAGGGTTTTTGGCAAGCACTCTAACTTTGTTACGAGTCGAGGATTGAAGTTTGTGGAATGGCGCGTTTACGGTTTGTTCGTAAAAGATAGTTCCGTTTTCTACACTTGTAGTGATTGCCTCGGTGAAGTCACCTGTTTGGCGAGTCAATTCAAATTTGTAGAAAGTTCCAGAACCAGTAATACTACTAATCAAACCAGTAGTGCCACTTGTTGAATCAATAGAGCCAGACAAGATGTAGATGTTTTTTAGTCCACCCGTGTTATCACGGCATCCAAGGATAAACCCTGAATTAATATCACAAAAATTACTCATATCTTATCTCCTTTTATATTATTCAACTATGATTAGGCTTGGTTGTTAGATACCCAGAATTCAGGGTAAGCTACGTTTACACCTAACTTGGTAACAACACGGTGCTTTAACTTGTCGTCATTGATATCATACCAAAGTTGGAAGTTTGATACATCTGACAATAAGTCAGTTCCAACTACGATGTGCTTTGCTGGTCCAAGAACCAAACGATTAGAACCTTGAAGACCGATAGTTCCTACGATAGTTACGTTAGGAGTGAATGGGTGCTTCATAGCCATAAAGTTCGTGCGGTTTTCTACAGCAGCTGGGTCGAAGTGGTAGTTGTTTTCGTTTCTCAACCAAGTGATATACTTGCGGAAGTTAGTGATTGACATAAATACAGTCAAATCTTCACGGTCTTGAACATCAGCGTTTAAGCTTTCAATCATTACATCAACGTTGTCACCGATGTTAGTTGAAGTTGGAGCAGAACCTGTGATAGATGCTGGGATAACAACACCTACGGTTGTTGACTTGAGGATTTGATTCAAACCATTTGAACAATCGCCAGAAGCAGTGTTAGCAGTCCAAATGAACTGGTCGTTTGCCTTTTGGAAACCTCTTACGATTTGGTCAGAATACTCTTGAATCAAAGTCATTGACTCGTTATACGAACCTTCAGGTTGTAATACGCCCAAATACTTGGTGTCAAGGTCACGAAGACACAAACCATCATGAGAAGAACGCTGACATACTTCGATATCACGCTGAGTGAATGAAGCAGTGCCTGCCATAGATGTTACACATCCACGACCGTCAACGATGTTTAAGTCAACTTCGAATAAGTTAATTGGTTCTTTGTATTTGATACCTTCTTTTACGGTAGCATACTCAATGGTAGAACCTTCCATAATTGATTTCACGAACAACTCACCGGCTGTCTCGTTATTGAAATCTGCTAATGTAGCAACATTAAATGCCATAATAATACCTCTTTTTTATTTTTTGTTTTTAAGAGCAATAAACTTATCCACTAACGCTTTGTTGCGTGAAGGGGCTAAGTCACTATTGAACTTTGTCGTGCTGGATTTTCCAGCATTCGTTTTTTCTGCAGCAGGAGCCGATGCAAAAGTAGAAAACTTACCTTCAAGGGCAGCCATTCTATCTTCCATTTTTTTCATCATCTCACCAATTGCTTCAATTACTGCTTCTGCAACAGCTTCTACTACTTCTTCTGAAATAGCGTCTTCTACTACAGCAGCAACTGCTTCAACTGGGGATTCTTCCATCATTTTGTCATCATGCTTTTTAGCTGCAACTTCTTCAGCGGGTGCTTCAGCTACGGTTTCTTTAATAGCTTCAATC